GTGCTCGACAGCGACCCGCGGCGGGTGACCAAGACCGGCAGCGCACAGAGCAATGATCCGGCGACCGATCCCGCCGCCGACGACCCCTTCGCCGACGCGGACCCCGATCCGGCGCAGGCCGACCAACAGGACTGACCCCATGGACACGATGATCGAACTGCCGGCCATGCGCCGGTCGGCGGAGCTTGCGCCGAACACGGCCGATGCCGACAGCCGCACCGTCGAGGTGGTCTGGTCGGCCGGGGCCCGCGTCCGCCGCGCGACCTTCTTCGGCGAGCCCTATGACGAGGAACTGAGCCTCGATCCCGCCCATGTCCGGCTCGATCGGCTGAACGCGGGCGCACCCTTCCTGAAGGTGCACGAGCTCGACACGCTCGACGCGGTGATCGGCTCTGTCGTCCCCGGTTCCGCCCGGATCGAGAACGGCCGCGGCATCGCGCTCGTGCGGATCAGCGAGCGTGCCGATGTCGAGCCGATCTGGCGCGACATCCAGGCGGGGCACATCCGCGCGGTGTCCATTGGCTACCAGGTCCACCGCTTCGAGGTCTCGAAACCCGAGGCCGCGCGCGAACTCTGGCGGGCGGTGGACTGGACGCCCTTCGAGGTCTCCGCCGTCGCGGTCGGCGCCGACCCCGCCGCCGGTTTCCGCGCCCAGCATCCCCTTCACGACTGCGTCCTTCACCGCCGGGACGCCCCTTCAAGCACGAAAGGACCGATCCCGATGACAGACAAGACCCAGACCCCGGCGAGCGACGCCGCACCCGCCACCACCCAGCCGACCGAGCCGGTCGAAACCGAGGACACCACCATGACCGAGCCGAAAGCGGCGGCGCCCGACCCGAAGGTCCACGCAAGTGAGACGCGCAGCCAGCCGAAGACGCAGGCAACTCCCGCGCCCGATACCGAGGCGGTCGCGACGCGCGCCCGCGAGACCGAGCGTGATCGCGTCTCCACCATCTACGATCTCGCGGGCCGCCTGAACCTCGAGCGCGGCTTCGCCGAGGACCTGGTCAAGCGCGGCGTCAGCGTCGACGAGTCCCGCCGCCTGATCCTCGACCAGGTCGCCGCGAAATCCGACGAGACCCGGGCCTTCCCCCATGTCTCCGTTCCCCTCGGCGGCCGGGACGAGCGCATCACCCGCCGCGACGCCGTGGCGAATGCGCTGCTGCACCGCTACAGCCCGACGCTGTTCCAACTGGAGGACGCCGCCCGGCAATACCGCGGCATGACGCTGCTGGAACTGGCCCGCGAAAGCCTCGGCAATGCCGGGGTGAACACGCGCGGCCTGTCGCGCGACGAGGTGGCGACGCGCGCGCTGCACTCGACCTCGGACTTCCCCGAGATCCTGTCGGCGGTCACCAACAAGACCCTCCGGCAGGCCTACGAGGCCTATCCCCGCACCTTCATGCTGTTCTGTCGCCAGGTGCTCGCCACCGATTTCAAGGCGATGCATCGGGTGCAGCTGGGTGAAGCGCCGCAACTGCTGGAAGTCGGCGAGAGCGGCGAGTTTAAGCGCGGCACGCTCGGCGAGAGCAAGGAGAGCTACAAGGTCAAAACCTATGGCCGGGTGGTCGCGATCACCCGCCAGACGCTGATCAACGACGATCTCGACGCCTTCACCCGGATCCCGGCGATGTACGGCAATTCCATCGCCCAGCTGGAGTCGGACGTGGTCTGGGGCATCATCACTGCCAACCCCGCCATGGCCGATGGCAACGCGCTGTTCCACACCACGCACAAGAACCTCGCGGGCACCGGCGCGGCGCTCGACGTCAGCAGCGTCGGCGCGGCGCGGGCGGCGATGGCCAAGCAGACCGGCCTCGACAAGAAGACGGTGCTGAACGTCCGCCCCGCCTTCCTGATAGTGCCCGCCTCGCTGGAACTGAAGGCCGAGCAACTGGTCGCCCAGAACCTCGTGCCCGCCGCGACGTCCAGCGTGGTGCCGCAGTCGATCCGCACGCTCGCCCCGATCAGCGAGCCGCGCCTCGACGCCGCCAGCGAGACGGCCTGGTATCTGGCCGCGAGCCCGAACCAGATCGACACGATCGAGTACGCCTATCTCGAGGGCCAGCAGGGCGCCTACATCGAGACGCGCAACGGCTTCGACGTCGACGGCGTCGAGATCAAGTGCCGCCTCGACTTCGGCGCCAAGGCCATCGACTGGCGCGGCCTCTACAAGAACCCGGGCGCGTAATCCGCACCCCATGCTGAACCCTGACACACGGGCGGTCCTGACGGGCCGCCCTTCGTCTTTCCACGAGGATCACGTCCATGAAAAACTACGTCCAGCCCGGCAACACCATCACCCTGACCGCGCCCTATGCCGTTGCCTCCGGCGATGGCCTGCTCGCCGGCTCCATCTTCGGCATCGCCGCTGGGGACGCCGCCCTCGGCGAACCCGTCGAGACCGCGCTCGTCGGCGTCTTCGACATCACCAAGGTCGGCTCCCAGGCCTGGACCGTGGGCGCCAAGGTCTATTGGGACGACACCAACAAGCGCTGCACGACGGTCGCCACCGACAACACCCTCATCGGCGTGGCGGTCGAGGCGGTGGCGAGCGGCGCGGGCGACACCATCGGCCGGGTGCGCCTGAACGCGACGTTCTGATGAGCCCCTTCGCCGCCGCCGTGGGCGCGCTCTTCGCCGATCCGAACATCGGCCGGGACGCGGTGTACATCGCCGACGGCGGCGCGCCCGTGCTGGTGCGCGTCGTCGCCCGGCGCGCGGATGCCATATCGGACTTCGGCGACGCGCGGCTCTGGTCCGAGACCACCCGGATCGACCTGCGTGTCGCCGAGGTTCCAGCCCCGCGCCCGGGCGACCGCATCGAGATCGACGGCGACGCCTTCCTCATCCAGGGCGAGCCCGTCCGCGACCGCGAGCGGCTGGTCTGGACCGTGGATCTGAGGCCCGCATGACGGCCATGAAGCTGAAGCTCGACATCGATCCCGACATTGTCGCGATGATGCAGGCGGAGGTGGCGGCCGGGGAGCGCGCCGTCACCGCCGCCATGCGCGAGGCCGGGTCCGGGCTGAAGAGCGCGTGGCGGTTGCAGATCACCGGCGCGGGGCTCGGCACACGGCTCGCCAACTCGATCCGGAGCCAGAACTTCCCGAGGTCGGGCGAGAGCCTGGACGCCGCGGCGCTCGTCTGGTCGAAGGCTCCGGTCATCGTGGGCGCGCACGACACCGGCCCGCTGATCCGCTCGAAGGATGGGTTCTGGTTGGCGATCCCGCTGCCCGCCGCGGGCAAATCCCTGCGCGGCGGCCGGATCACCCCCGGCGAATGGGAACGACGCCGCGGATTGCGGCTACGGTTCGTCTATCGCCGGACGGGCCCGAGCCTGCTGGTGGCGGAGAGCCGGCTGAACACGAAGGGTCAGGCGGTGGTGTCGCGCTCGAAGACCGGGCGCGGCAAGGTCACCGCGCCGATCTTCCTGCTGGTGCCGCAGGTGAAGCTGCCGAAGCGGTTGGACCTCGACCGCGACGCCGAGCGGGCGCTCGACAGCGTGCCGGGTCTGATCGTGGCGAACTGGGTGGAGGGGCGGCTAACCTGAGACCGCCATTTCCACACTCATGCCGCGTTGGAATCGAGGACGCGCGTTAGGACGGCTATCGCATTCTCGAAGTTCCGCTGCTGATCGCGCATTTCGTAGGCCCACTTGATCCCATGAAAAAGGTTATTTCGCAGCCGAAAGACAATGATTAGCAAGGCTGTGACAATCTCGGTTGCTGTAGATTCATGTCCCAGCAGAACAGCTTCCACGAGTTCCCGTCTGTCGTTTCGTCGAAAGTGCAGGCTTTCAAACTTGTGATTGGTTTGGCCGTCTGACACGTACCTCTGCCGGAAGTACGCCAAAGCATCTCCGAAGGGCTCAGCCGAACCAAAGCTCGCCACGTTTCCGTCGACAAATCGGACGATGGCAGTTGCGTTTGCGTTCGTCGAAAGAGCCCGCGCCTCGAAGACACTCCAGACGATAGAGAATCCGGCCACTGCTGATCGCTCGCCGTTCGAGAGCTCTTGGTAGCCGGGTTGAGTTCGTTCAAGCCAATCTTCCGCGAGCATCGCACACCCAACTCTTTGATCCCTCTCCACACACGATAGCGAAGCGCCAAGGTTTCTCAAATACATGCCCACCCATCGCGAAACCATCCTCGCCGCGCTGCTTGCGCGGCTCTCGGCGCTGCCCGCCACCGCCCTGCGCGGCGAGGTGCTGCCCGAGCGCGTGCCGGTCGAGGGCCTGCTGATCCTGCGCGACGGCGAACCAGGGGAGCCGGAGGTCACGCTCTCTCCAATGCGCTACCACTACCAGCACCGCGCCGAGATCGAGGCGGTCGTGCAGGGCGCCGATCGTGACGTTGCATTCGACACGCTGACCGCCAGCATCGGCTCGGCACTCGCCGCCGACCGCACGCTGGGCGGGCTCTGCGACTGGGTCGAGGCCGAGGCGCCGCGGCCGGTCGATCTGCCGGTCGAGGGCGCGGCGAGCCTCAAGGCCGCCGTGATCCCGGTGGTGCTGCACTATTCCACGGCCGATCCGCTGGCCTGATCCTGACAATCCGAGGAGAACACCATGGCACGAGCCCAGGGGGCGCGGGCGCTGATGGCGCTTGCGTTCGAGACGACCTATGGAACCCCGCCCGCCAGCGGCTTCACCCGCATGCCCTTCGCCAGCACGTCGCTCGGCGCGGAGCAGCCGCTGCTGAACTCCGAGCTTCTCGGCTATGGCCGCGATCCGCTGGCGCCGATCAAGGATGCAGTGACGGCAGATGGCGATGTCGTCGTGCCGCTCGACGCCGAGGCCTTCGGCTTCTGGCTGAAGGCGGCCTTCGGCGCGCCCACGACCACGGGCGCGGAAGCTCCCTACACCCACGAGTTCCAGTCCGGGTCTTGGACGCTGCCCAGCATGTCGATCGAGACCGGCATGCCCGAGGTCCCGCGGTACGCGATGTACTCGGGCTGCGTGCTCGACCAGATCACCTGGCAGATGCAGCGCTCGGGGCTGTTGACCGCCACCGCGCGGCTGGTGGCGCAGGGCGAGACGGTCGGGACCACGACGAGCGCGGGAACACCGGCCGCGCTGGAGCTGAAGCGCTTCGGCCATTTCAACGGGGCGATTGCGCGCAACGGCACGGCTCTCGGCAATGTGGTCTCGGCCGAGATCACCTATGCCAACAACCTCGACCGGATCGAGACGATCCGGAGCGATGGCCGGATCGACGGCGCAGACCCGTCCATTGCGGCGCTCACCGGCCGGATCGAGGTGCGCTTCGCCGACCAGACGCTGGTGACGCAGGCGATCAACGGCGAGGCCTGCGAGATGGAGTTCGCCTACGTCCTGCCCTCGGGCGAGAGCTTCACCTTCACCGTGCACGCCGTCTACCTGCCGCGCCCCCGGATCGAGATCTCCGGGCCGCAGGGCGTCCAGGCCACCTTCGACTGGCAGGCGGCGCGCGACAGCGTGGTCGGCCGGATGTGCACCGCAACCCTGATCAACGACATCGAGGTATACTGAGGATGCTCACGCTCGACCTGACCAACGCCCCGCGCTGGCATGACCTCGCGCCCGGCGTGCGGGTGCAGCTGCGCCCGCTGACCACCGCGCTGATGGTGGCGACGCGCAGCGATCCGGCCGTCGAGGCGGTGCCCGAGGAGGCCTCGGACGAGGAGCGCGCCGTCGCCTTCGCCAAAGCGCTGGCGCGGCGGGCGGTGCTCGCCTGGGAGGGCATCGGGGACGCCGACGGCAACCCCATCGACCCGAGCCTGGAGGCCATCGACGCGCTGCTTGATGTCTGGCCGATCTTCGAGGCGCTCCAGCTGACCTACGTCTCCAAGGGCCTGCTGCTGGAACAGGAAAAAAACGCCTCCGCGCTCTCGCCGAGTGGTCCTTCGGCGGGGGCGAGCGATACTGCGAAGCCTGTGCGCAAGCCTGCCCGGACTGCCCGGCGCGGCTGAACCGTCCGGAAACGCCGGAGGGTTGGCAGGTCTGGGACCTGGTCGGCCGCCTCGGTGGCCAGCTGCGCGTGCTGCCCGGCGCCGTGATCGGCTGGGACATGTCGGCGGCGCTGGCGCTCGGTGACGCGCTCGGCGTGCCGCCGCTCGCCATGGCCGAACTGCTGCCCGTCATCGAAGCGGTGATGGTCGCCAAACTCAACGAACAGATGGATCACTCCCATGGCTGAGAAGAGGGTGAGCGTCCGCCTCGCGGCCGTGGGCGGACGGCAGGTGCGCGCCGAGCTGGAAGGCGTGGGCGAAGCCGGGTCGCGGGGCTTCGGACGGCTGAGCCGGGAGATGGAAGCGGCGAACGCCCGGCTCGCGGCCTTTTCTCGCCGTGTCGCTGTCGCGGCCGCCGCCGCCGTAGCTGCCGCTGCCGCCGCTGGTGTGGCGATGATCCGCTCCGGGCTTCAGACGGTGGATGCGCAGGCCAAGCTCGCGCAGTCCCTCGGCACCACCGTCGCCTCGATCCAGACGCTCGAGCGGGCGGGCGAGCTGGCGGGCGTGTCGATGTCCGGCATCGAACAGGCCACGAAGGATCTGACGCGTCGCCTCAGTCAGGCGGCCGCAGGGACCGGACCCGCCGCCGACGCGCTCGACCGGCTGGGCCTTTCCGCCACCGAGCTGATCGCCCTGCCGCTGGACCAGCGGGTCGGTGCGATCAACGCCGCCATCGAGAGCTTCGTGCCCGCCGCCGAGCGCGCGGCTGTAGCGGGCCAGCTCTTCGGCGAGGAAGGCTCCATCGCCATGAGCCGGATCGACACGGCGACGCTGCGCCAGGCGACTGAGGACGTGCTTGCTTTCGGTGTCGTCGTCTCCGAACAGGACGCCGACCAGATCGAGCGGACGAACGACGCGATCTCCCGGCTCGGGCTGATCTGGCGGGGGCTCTCGAACCAGCTGGCGGTTGCTGCCGCGCCTGCGTTGGAGGCTGTCGCGGACGCGATGGCGGCGGTGGCCAGTCGGACCGGTCCGCTCGGCATCGCGATCCGCGGTCTATTCGACAACATCGGCCGTCTGACGACCTATGCTGCCACCTTCGCCGCCTTTCTCGCTGGGCGCTGGGTGGCTGGCATGGCCGCTGCGGCGCTCTCCGTGCGCGGGCTCGCCACGGCGCTGGTCGTCCTGCGCGGGGCGCTCATCCGCACTGGCATCGGCGCGCTGATCGTCGGCGCGGGCGAGCTCGTCTATCAATTCACCCGCCTCGTGTCCGGTGCGGGTGGGTTCGGGGAGGCCATGTCGCTCCTGAAAGACATGGCGGTCGAGGTCTGGGAACGGATCAAGATGGGCGCGGCTGCGGCGGGCGCGGCCGCCACGGCGATGTTCTTCGACCTGAAGGCCGACGCCGCGTCGGGCATGCAGAGCGCCATCGAGAGCGTCGTGGCTTTCGGGAACACGGCGGCGAATACGTTCGAGGGCGCCTACGAGGCGATCAAGGCGATCTGGGGCCTGCTGCCCGCCGCCATCGGCGATCTGGCGTTCCAGGCGGCCAACAGCGTGGTCGACGGCGTCGAGGCGATGCTGAACGGCGTGGTCTCGCGCATCAACGGCTTCATCGGCGGGATCAACCAGGGGCTGGAAGCCCTCGGCTCGGAGCGGCGCATCTCGCTGGTGCCGGACCTCGACCTCGGCGAGATCGAGAACCGCTTCGAGGGCGCGGCGACCGCCGCGACCACCGCAGCACAGGCAGCCTTCGACCGGACCTTCGAGGACAATCCGCTCTCCGCGCCCGATCTCGGTCTGACCGAGGCGGCGAACCGGGCACTCGAGTCCGCGAACCTCTACCGTGGCGCGGCCCGCGATCTGGCGGAAGGCGCCAGCGCGCCGCTCGAAAGCTGGCAGGCCCTGCGCGACGCGGTGCGCGGCACCGATGAAGGCAGTGCGGATGCGCTGACCGAGGCTACCGGTGCGGCCGAGCGGCTGGAGACGGCGCTCGGCGATGCCGGACGCGCCGCGACGGGTGCGAGTGCGGCAGCCGGAGCTGCCGCCGCTGCAGCGGAGCCCGCGACCGAGGCTGCCGTCACCGGCTGGCAGGCGGTCACGGCGGCGCTGTCCGACTACGCCAGCAAGGCCCGCGATATCGGTGGCGACATCGGCCAGAGTCTCGTCGGCGCTTTCCAGTCGGCGGAGAACGCGGTCGGCGAGTTCGTGAAGACCGGGAAGCTGAACTTCCGCGACCTCGTCACCTCGCTGCTGGCCGATCTCGCCCAGTTGGCTGCGCGGCGGTTCATCCTCGGGCCGATCGCCAATGCGCTCTCGGGCGTGTTCTCCGGTGCTGGCGGGATCTTCGCCAATGTCCTGCATGCGGGCGGGATGGTCGGATCGGCCGGTCCCTCGCGCATGGTCCCGGCCATGGCCTTCGCCGCCGCGCCCCGGATGCATTCAGGCGGCATGGCCGGACTTCGCCACGACGAGGTGCCCGCGATCCTGCAGCGGGGCGAGCGCGTGCTGTCACGTCGTGAGGCGCAGAGCTACGGCGCGGGCGGCGGGGTCAACGTCACCATCATGGCGCGTGACGCAGAAAGCTTCCGCCAGTCCCGCACGCAGGTCGCTGCCGACATCGCCCGCGCCGTCTCGCTCGGGCGCAGAGGGCTCTGAGCCATGGCCTACCACGAGGTCCGGTTTCCGGACGACATCAGCCGCGGCGCGCGGGGCGGGCCGGAACGGCGCACCCAGATCGTCGAGCTCGCCTCGGGCGACGAGGAGAGGAACGCCAGCTGGGCGAACAGCCGCCGCCGCTATGACGTCGCTTACGGCATCCGCCGCGCCGACGATCTGGCGGCGGTGGTCGCGTTCTTCGAGGCACGGAACGGGCGGCTGCATGGCTTCCGGTTCAAGGACTGGGGCGATCACAAGTCCTGCCTGCCGTCCCAGACGCCAGCGCCGACCGATCAGGCGATCGGCCCCGGCGACGGCACGACGAGCGCCTTCCAGCTGGTGAAGCGCTACGCCTCGGGCGCGCAATCCTGGACGCGCGCCATTGCAAAGCCGGTGGCGGGCAGCGTGCGCATTGCGCTGTCAGGCGTCGAGCAGCCCTCCGGCTGGTCCGTCGACACCGCCACCGGCGTCGTCACCTTCGGCGCCGCGCCGGGCGCGGGCGTCGCCATCACCGCGGGCTTCGAATTCGACGTGCCCGTCCGCTTCGACACCGACGTGCTCGACGTGACGCTCGACCTCGAGCGGCTTGGCTCGATCACCTCCATTCCGCTGCTGGAGATCCGGCGATGAACGATACCGGCAGCTTCGTTGCGGCAGTGCTGCGCGAACTCGCGGCATCGACGGCCGTGATCCTCGCCGCCTGGGGCGCGCTCGGCGGGGCCACGAACGCGCTGACCACCAAGATGCGGCTGCGCGATGCGCTGCGGCACATCCTCCTCGGCGGATTGATCGCGGCCGGGATGGGCAGCCTCTCCATGGCCGTGATCACCGCCTGGCTCAGCCTGCCGCCCGAGGCGATCCCCGCAGGCGGGGCGGCAGGATCCGCCGCCTATCTCGTCGGGGTCTTCGGCCCGGCCTTCATCGAGATGCTGCTCGCCCGCCTGCGCCGCGCCAACGAAGGCGGCGGCGATGAATGACCTTCTCCGCCTGGCGCGCTCTCTCCGCTGCGACCCCGCCGACCCTCGGCAGGCCTTCGCTCACCGCCTGCGTATCGGTCTCGTCGTCGCGGCACTGATCCTGATCCTCTCGCTTCTCCGGTAATCCCATGCACATGACCGACCGGGGCCTCTTGGCCCTCGTCCGGCACGAAGGACTCGTGCCCGGACCCTATCTCGATGTGAACCAGGTCTGGACCTTCGGCATCGGCCACACGGTCGCGGCCGGGCCACCCGATCCGGTCACGATGCCCCGCGGCATGCCCGCCGATCTCGACGCCGGGATCCGCGAGGCGTTCCGGGTCTTCCGCGCCGATCTCGCGCGCTACGAGGCGGCCGTCCTGCGTGCCGTGAAGGTGCCGCTGACGCCGCATGAGTTCGATGCGCTGGTCAGCTTTCACTACAACACCGGCGGCATCGCGAAGGCCGCGCTGACCCGACATCTCAATGCCGGCAATCGCGTTGCAGCCGCCGACGCGTTTCTGAACTGGCGGCGACCGGCCTCGATCATCCCGCGCCGGGAAGCCGAGCGCGACCTGTTCCGCCATGGTCGCTATCCCGGCGGAACCATCCCGGTCTGGTCCGTGGATCGCACGGGCCGCGTGGACTTCTCGCGGCCGATCCGCCGACTGACCGAGGATGAGGCTCTGGCCTTGGCTCGCGGGCGGTCGCCGCTGCCGAGGCCACCGGTCCTCGACCCTGCACCCGACACGCCGACCGGCTGGCTCGCCCGGCTGGCCGTCTTCTTCGCCACCCTTATCCGGAGGGCCTGATCCCAATGCGCTACATCCGCCCCAACTCGCTCACCTGGTGGGCGGGGCTGCTCGCCATGCTCACCGGCATCGCCTCCCTCGCGCTCCCAGCGACCGGGCCGCTCGGCGAGCTGTCCCGATTCATCGCTCTGCTCGCTGGCTCAGGCGATGCCTCGCCCGCAGGGCTCATGTTCCTCGGTCTGGGCCTGATCGGCCTGCGCGACCGGATCGAGCGCGGGTTCCGCGGCGATGCATGAGTTCCTCGCAGGTCTGGTCGTGGGCGGCTTCCTCGGCGTCTTCGTCGCAGCCCTCTGTGTCGCCGCCGCGCGCGGGGGGCGGGGCGGTGGCTGATCTCCTGATCTGGCTGGTCGGGGCTCTGGGCGCGGTCGGTGGGGTGGTCCTCGGCCGGTTCTGGGGCCGTGTGGAAGGGGAGCGCGAAGGCAAACGGGAGGCTGAACGTGATGCGATGGAAGACAAGAGCAAGCGCGTCGAACGCGGGCGCGACGCGGTTCGCGATGGCCGCGGCGCTGGCGATCCTGCTGACCGGCTGCGCCGCAACGATGGGAACTGGTGACGCGGGCTGTGCCTCCTATGCCGAGGCGAGGCTCGCCCGGCCGGCTGCCGAGACCGTCGCGGAGGTTCCGCCCGCATGGGCCGACTGGATCGCTGATCTCGACGACCGAATGACGGGAACCTGCCGATGAAATCCCTCTTGCCCGCCCTGCAGGCTCATCTCGACGAGGGCACGACGACGCTCGCCTGGTGCTGGCGGATCGCGCGCGCCGACGGCACGAGTTTCGGCTTCACCGATCACGACCGCACGCTGAGCTTCGACGGCACGGATTTCGAGCCGGAGAGCGGGCTGACCGCCTCGGAGGTCCGTTCCGGATCGGACCTGTCGGTCGATGCGCAGGATGCCGAGGGCGTGCTGACCTCGGACCGGATCACCGAGACCGACATCCTCGACGGCCGCTGGGACAATGCAGAGGTCGAGGTCTGGCGGGTGAACTGGGCCGACACGTCGCAACGCGTGCTGATGCGGCGCGGGGCCATCGGCCAGATCCGGCGCGGGCGGCTGGCCTTCGTCGCCGAAGTGCGCTCGCTCGCCCATGTGCTCGGCCAGACGGTTGGCCGGACGTTTCAGGCGACCTGCGATGCCGCGCTCGGGGATGCGCGCTGCGGCGTCGATCTCGAGGATCCCGCCTTCAAGGGCATTGGCACCGTCATTGATAGCCTGCGCGACCGCGCCTTCACCGCCTCCGGGCTCGGCGGTTTCGAGTCGGGCTGGTTCACCTTCGGCACGGTCGAATGGACCAGCGGCGCGAACGCGGGGCGGCGCACCGAGGTGCTGGGCCATGACGTCACCGACGGCATCGCGGTGCTGACCCTGCTCGAAGCGCCGGTCCGTGCCATCGCCGAGGGAGACGCGTTCACCATCCGCGCGGGCTGCGACAAGCGGATGGAGACCTGCGGGGCGAAGTTCGCGAACACAGCCAACTTTCGCGGTTTCCCGCACATCCCCGGCCAGGACGCTGTTCTCCGCTATGCCACGAAGGATGGCGGCCACGAGGGAGGCGTGCTGTGACGCAACCCCTCGCAGCGGCCGACCCGGCGCGCGTCATCGCCATCGCGCGGTCATGGCTCAGCACGCCGTACCACGACCAGGCGAGCCTGCGCGGCGTCGGCTGCGATTGCCTCGGGCTGGCCCGGGGCGTCTGGCGCGAGGCCGTCGGCCCCGAGCCGTTCCCGATCCCCGCCTACAGCCGCGACTGGGGCGAGACCGGGCCGCGCGAGGTTCTGGCGGACGGCGCGCGGCGCATGATGATTGAGATAGCATCGGCCGCGGCCGGTCCCGGCGCGCTGGTGCTGTTCCGCATGAAGCCCCGCGCCATCGCCAAGCATGTCGGGATCCTGACGGCCCCCGACTCCTTCCTCCACGCCTACGAGCGGCTCGGCGTGATCGAGGAGCCGCTCACCTCATCCTGGCGGCGGCGCATCGCCTTCGCCTTCCTGTTCCCGCAACGCTGAGACCCCGGACATGGCCACCCTCGTTCTCGGTGCCGCTGGCGCCGCCATTGGCGGTTCGATCGGCGGCGCGATCCTCGGTGTCAGCGCCGCGACGATCGGCGGCTTCATCGGCTCCACCATCGGCTCGGTGGTCGACAGCTGGATCATCTCGTCGCTGGCGCCCACCCAGCGCATCGAGGGCGCGCGGCTCGACACGCTGCGCATCACTTCGGCCACCGAAGGCGCAGTGATCCCGCGGCTCCATGGCCGGATGCGCATGGGTGGCAACATCATCTGGGCGACGGATTTCCGCGAGGAGACGAAGACCACCACGCAGGGCGGCGGCAAGGGTGGCGGGGGCGGCAAGGTCAAGACCACCGAGTATCTGTACTACGCGAGCTTCGCCGTCGCGCTTTGCGAAGGGCCGATCAGCGGGATCGGCCGCATCTGGGCCGACGGCAAGCCGATGGACCTCTCCGGCGTCGCCTGGCGCTGGTATCCCGGTGACGAGGCTCAAGTTCCCGATCCGTTCATCGCCGCGAAGATGGGCGCGGCCGGCACGCCCGCCTATCGCGGCACCGCCTATGTGGTCTTCGAGGAACTGGCGCTCTCGACCTACGGCAACCGCCTGCCGCAGCTCTCCTTCGAGGTGTTCCGGCCGCTCGCCGACCCCGACACCGCCGAGGGGCTGACCCGCGCGGTCACCATGATTCCGGCCTCGGGCGAGTTCACCTATGCGACGCAGGCCATCCGCAAGACCGATGGCGGCGCGACGGTGCCCGAGAACCTGAACGCGCTGGCCGACTCCACCGACATGGTGGAGGCGCTGGACCGGCTGCAGGCGATGGCGCCTGCGATCGAGAGCGTCAGCCTCGTGGTGGCGTGGTTCGGCGACGACTTGCGCGCAGGGTCGTGCAAGGTCCGGCCGGGCGTCGAGGTCTCGGCCAAGTCGACCACGCCCGCCAGCTGGTCGGTCAATGGCGTCAGCCGCGCCGATGCCTTCCTCGTCAGCCGCGACGATCAGGATCGGCCCGTCTATGGCGGCACGCCATCCGACTTCGCCGTGGTGCAGGCGATCCAGGAGATGAAGGCGCGCGGGCTGAGCGTCACCTTCTACCCGTTCATCCTGATGGACGTGCCGCCCGGCAACACGCTGCCGAACCCGTATTCCGACAACGCCGCCGGGACGGGCCAGCCCGCATTTCCGTGGCGTGGCCGGATCACCTGTTCTCCGGCTGCAGGGTTCGCCGGGACCGTGGACAAGACCGCCACGGCCGCAAGCCAGGTCGCGGCGCTGTTCGGCGCGGCGACGCCCGCCAGCTTCAGCGTTTCGGGTCAGTCGGTTTCGTGGACCGGACCTGCGGGCGACTGGGGCCTGCGGCGCATGGTGCTGCACTACGCCCATCTCTGTGCGGCGGCGGGCGGGGTCGACGCCTTCCTCATCGGGACCGAGATGCCGGGGCTGACGACGGTCCGCTCGGGGGCCAGCACCTATCCTGCCGTGCAGGCCTATCGGGATCTGCTCGCGGATGTGCGCTCGATCCTCGGGTCCGGCACCAGGATCGGCTATGCGGCCGACTGGTCGGAGTATTTCGGGCACCAGCCGGGCGACGGCAGCGGCGACGTGTTCTTCCACCTCGATCCGCTCTGGGCCGATCCGGAGATCGATTTCGTCGGGATCGACAACTATATGCCGCTCTCCGACTGGCGCGACGGGTTCGAGCATGCCGACGCGGCCGAGGGCTGGCCCGCGATCTACGACCGGGCATACCTGCAGGGGAACATCGCAGGCGGCGAAGGCTTCGACTGGTTCTATGCCAGCGCGGCTGACCGATCAACGCAGCTCCGTACCCCGATCACCGACGGTGCCGCCAGCAAGCCGTGGGTCTTCCGCTACAAGGATCTGCGCGCCTGGTGGTCGAACCCGCACTACAACCGCCCGGGCGGGGTGGAAAGCGGCACGCCGACGGCGTGGGCGCCGCAATCCAAGCCGGTCTGGTTCACCGAGCTCGGCTGCCCCGCCATCGACCGGGGCACGAACCAGCCGAACGTCTTCTTCGACCCGAAATCGTCGGAGAGCTTCACGCCGCATTTCTCGCGGGGCTGGCGAGACGACGCCATCCAGCGCGCCTATCTCGAGGCGACGTACCTCTGGTGGGGCGAGGCCGCGAACAACCCGGCGTCTTCGGTGTACGGCGGCCGCATGGTGCATGTGCCGGAATGCGCCGCCTGGACATGGGACGCGCGGCCGTACCCGTTCTTCCCCGCACTGACCGACGTCTGGACGGACGGCGCGAACTGGCGGCTCGGCCACTGGCTGACGGGGCGGCTCGGCGCCGTGTCACTGGCCGCACTCGTTCGGCATCTCTGCCTGCGCGCCGGGCTGCCCGAGGATCGCATCGACGTCACCGGCCTCTGGGGCGCGGTCGAGGGCTACGCCATCACGGCGCTGGAAAGCCCGCGCGCGTCGATTACCACACTGTCGCGCCACTTCGGCTTCGACGCCGTCGAGACTGAGGGCGTGATCCGCTTCGTCATGCGCGGCCGGGCCGCCGTCGCCACGCTTGCGCCCGACGATCTGGTCGCCCCCCGCGAGGGCGACCTGCTGGAGCTGACGCGCGGCCAGGAGACCGAACTGCCGCAGGCGCTGAAGTGGCAGGTCGCCCGCGCCGACGAGGATTACGACGCGGCCCTCGTCGAGGCGCGGCGCATCACCGTGGACACGACGAGGATCGCCTCGGAGTCCTTCCCGATGGCCGTGCCGCCGGAGGAAGCCGAGCGCCGCTGCCGCCGCGCGCTGATGGAGGCGTGGGTGGGGCGTGAGACAGCGGCGTTCCGTCTGCCGCCCTCGCGGCTCGCGCTCGATCCGGCCGACGCGATCCGGCTCGCCCATGACGGGCGGCTGGTCGACCTGCGTCTCGTCTCCATCGCCGACGCCGAGGCGCGCGGCATCGAGGCGGTCCGCCAGGACCGCGCGACCTACGACCTGCCTCCCGGCGATCCCCGCGCGGCGTCGCTCACACGGGCCGTCGTGTTCGGCGCGCCGGATGCGGTGCTGATGGACCTGCCGCAGCTGACCGAGGACCAGCCCGCGCATCGGCCGCTGATCGCCGCCCATGCCATGCCGTGGCCCGGCGAGATGGCGGTGTTCCGCAGCCCTTCGAGCGATGGCTTCGAGCTGCTGACGACGTTTGGCAGCCGCGCCCGGATCGGGGCGCTGGTCTCGAACTTCTACGCGGGCCCCACCTCGCGCTTCGACCTCGGCAATGCTGTGGTGATCGATCTGCTGACCGGGACGCTGGAAAGCGTCACGGACCTGACGCTGTTCGGCGGCGCCAACGCGCTGGCCATCGAGAGCGCGCCCGGCGTCTGGGAGATCGTGCAGTCGGGTGCGGCGGAGCTTCTGGCGCCGGGCCGGTATCGGCTGACCCGGCTCCTGCGCGGCCAGCGCGGCACCGAGGGTGCGATGGGAAATCCGGCCCCCGCTGGCGCACGGGTGGTGGTGCTCGACGACAGCCTCGCATCGCTGCCGATCGCCGAGGCCGATCTCGGCATCCCATGGAACTGGCGCATCGGCCCCGCAAGCCGCCCGGTCAGCGACGAGACCTATGTGGCGCAAGCCTTCACGCCCGCAGGCGTCGGGCTGCGGCCGTTCTCGGTCGCCCATGTCGAGCAGCCATGGCGCACGCCGCGCACGCTCGGCGATCTCACCATCCGCTGGACGCGTCGATCCCGCGCGCTGGCGGCCGACAACTGGGGCGGGCTGGAGGTGCCGCTGGCGGAGGAACTGGAAGCCTACGAGGTCGAGATCCTCGACGGTCCCACCGTGAAGCGGGTGCTGAGCGCAACGACCACCAGCGCCGTCTACACCGCCGCCCAGCAGACCGCCGATTGGGGCGCGCCGCTCGGGCCCGGCGACACGCTCGACGTCCGCATCTTCCAGCTCTCCGCTCTTGTCGGGCAGGGCACGCCAAAAAAAGTCACACTGACATTCTGAGGCCGCGCAATGATTTCTGGCCGGACGCGCGTTCTCCGGCGTAGGCTCGGGACATGCGCCCCGAAGACGACGACCGGATTGCTGCCCAGCTTGCCAGAGTGATGGCCGTGGCCTGCGTGCGCAACACGCAGCTCGAGACCCTGCATGCCGGCCTGACGCCCGTCTCGCACACCGGCGATGGCAGCGACGTTGTCGTCGTGGACGCGGACGGAAACCGCATTCCGTGGTCCGAGGTCTCGCGGATCAATGACGACGAGATGCGCGCACTGATGCGCGAGATCGTGGGCCGGCTCTACACTTTCCATCGGCGGATCGACGATCCCGCTTTCCGGGCGGAGATTGATCGCTGGGCCGCAATGACCGCAAAGTGGGACGCGCCGAAGCCCGATCCGGTTCTCTCGGCCATTCCGGCAGAGACGCCCGAACGCGGGTAGCCCACAACCGCTCATCGCCGCGCCATTGTTCGCCGCCTGCCATGCAGGTGGCGTTCTTCGTTTCGGAGACCGCCCATGTCCGACACCACGACCCATCTCCTGCTGCCCTACATCCTGGCGGCGCAGGCCCAGAAGCACGTCAACCACAATGAGGCGCTGCGGATCCTCGATGGGCTCGTCCAGCTCTCCGTGCTCGATCGGGACCTGACCGCGCCGCCTGGCAGTCCCGCCGATGGCGACCGCTACATCGTCGGCACGGGCGCAACCGGCGACTGGGCAGGCTGGGACCTGAACGTCGCGCTCTGGACCGACGGCGCTTGGCTGCGCCTGCCGCCGCGGACGGGCTGGCGAGCTTGGGTCGAGGACGAAGGACTGCTCCTGGTCTACGACGGGTCTGGCTGGATCGGCACGACGCCTGCGTCGCTGCAGAACATGGCGCTGCTCGGGGTCGGCACGACGGCGGATGCGTCGAACCCGTTCTCGGCCAAGCTGAACGCCGCACTCTGGACGGCGAAGACGGTCGCGGAGGGCGGCACCGGCGATCTGTTCTACACCATGAACAAGGAGGCGGCAGGCGACGACCTCGGGCTCACGCTGCAGACCAGCTTCGTGACCAAGGCGCTGGTCGGGCTCTTCGGGTCGGACCGCTTCCGCCTCTCCGTCTCCGCAGACGGCAGCACCTTCTTTGACGGGTTGAGCGTCGACAACGCCACCGGCATCGTCGACCAGCCCCGTCTGCCGCGGTTCAAGGCGTACACGAACTACGACAACTACGTCGGCGTCGGGACCTGGACGAAGATCGGCCTGAACAACACCGACTACAACGATCAGGGCGCCTTCGATGCCGCCAACAACTGCTTCGTGGCGCCCGCGGACGGCACCTACCTCTTCGGCGCCACGCTGCTCTACAAGGTGAACGCCAGCACGTCGGCGCGGATGAGTGGGCGGCTCGCGCTGAACGGCACCACCGCGATCCGCGGCTCGTTCGGCGAGATCAGCGGCGCGCATGTCTCCGAGGCGACGGCGCTTTGGCTGCAAACCATGGTGTCGCTCACCGCCGGCGATACCGTCGAGCTACAGGGCAACTTCCGCGCCGCGGACGGCTACTTCGCCGCCGACCAGACGTCCTTCTGGGGCGCGAAGGTGGGATGACAGCGTGACAGCCTGCCCGATTCATCGATTAAGAGACCAGTTACTATCTCGTCCAAACAGAGCGTTGCTTCTGAAAACTGGAAAATCAGAGCGCCATAGTTTCAGATAGAAATAAGCGGACTGGGGTTTTTTGTTGGAATAACCAAAGTAAGGGACCGCCTTGGGCGACTAATTGCTACATAAAGCCGGCATCGCGAATACAGGGTCGTCGAAAATCTGTCATCGCATGGGAGTATGAGTGCTTTGTCACATTGCAGCCCCTTGGCCTTGTGAATGGTGCTGATTGCGCGTGCAGGCGGAACCAGATGCGCAAACGAGCGCCGCCGGGCGAGTTCTGTCAGGCCGTCATGCGGATCCGCAAAGTCTCCTAGACGGATCGCGTCACGGTATTCGTTGCGATAGTCGATATTGATGGCCTCGAACCCGGGGATGCCATCGCGCCGAAATCCCGAGAGGGCGTCAAGGCATTTGGCGACACCTCGATGGTCGGGTTCATCGAGAATCAGACGCGCGAGCTGCTGGATGTACGCCGGCTTTCCGCGCGCAGCGCGCGTGCAGCCTTCACGGACTTCCTGAGCAAAGCGGTTGCCATGACTGGACGGACTGAAGCCGGACGCGACGGTCCCTAGAAATGCGACCAGGGCATCTCCAAGCGCGGCCGCATCGCCGGCAGCGGACTCTGTTGCGGTGACAAGGCCGTCGAGAGCCGGCCTTGTATGGCCTTCCCAGATCGGGATCGACCGGTTCCAGAATGCCGCGAGCGCTTCGGTCATATCGTTCTGCGGCGTAAGGACGAGTATCTCGTTACCGGCGCGGGTGATGCGATCGATCGGCGCACGCTCCGCTGCAATGAGCTGAAAACCGCGCCCGGCGGCACTATTGTCGGCACGAAAAACGGTGAGGCCTTGCGGATGCTCGCCGGTGAGATCAATAGGCTGCCCTTCCTTTAGGGCCTGGCGGGCCTGAAGCACCCAGTCGCCCAGAGCGGGCGTCCCCTCCCGCCATCGGTGAGGCGTCGCGAGTTCCGCGAACGTGCCGGCAGTCTTGGTTTCTTCCCACCGGGCAAGAGCCTTTTCCGCTGCCTTTCCGCGTGCATAAATGCCTTGCATCGGATCGCCGAAAATGCGGAGTTTCGCGCCGGCATCGCACAAAGCGATCAGAACGCCGTGCTGGTCGGCACTGGTGTCCTGGTGTTCGTCGGCAATGACAATAGGAAACCGCGCGGCCAGAGCTTCAGCAACGAAGGAATGACGTCCCATGAGCGTGGCGACGCGTGCCGCCAGGGTGGCATAGGCGTCGGCACCCTTTCGGCGCGCCCAAGCCGCCGGATCAGCCGGAAGACCGAGAGATTTGTGATAGGCCGCGGCAATCTGGATGATGAGCGAATCCAGTGTCCTGATTTCTACGCGGCGGTGAGCTGTGCGCGTGGCCTGTGCAAAAGCGGCACAGGCGGCGTGCGTGTGGGTCAGGATCAGAACGCGTCCGGTCGAAAGCCCTTCTACTGCCCGCAGCGCGTAGTGCGCGCCCTGATAGGTCTTGCCACATCCGGCCGGCGCCTCGACCACGACCAGAGGCGCATCTGAATCAAGAAGCGCTGCAACATCCTCATCCGTCATGGGCAATGTCGGCAAGCGGCCCCTGGCCGAGGGCGCTGCGGATGGCATTGAAGAACGGCATGAGCTCCGGCTTGAGCGCGGGCCAGACGCCGAGCGCGAGCATCTTGGCCGCAAGTTCGCGGCCGCCGGCCTCGGATTTGAACCAACGCCGCCCGTGCCGTACCCAAAGCTTTGCGGTTTCATCGTCGGGCGCGCCGTCCCTGCTGCCCGTCGCCGCCGCGATCAGCAGCGCGCGGAAATCATCGGTCGCTGCCTGGATGGCCTCCAGGCTCCTATCGCCAATGCCAAGGCGTGAGGCCAGTGTTAGGCGACGCTCGGCAGAAACGCCCGTGTCATCATGAGCGATCAGTTCGACAAGCCTGTCATCGGGCACCAGCCCGATGATGGACTCTTCCGTGCAGCCGTTGGTCCATTGGAATAGGCGGTCGCCCATCTTCGCTTTGAGGGCGGACCAGCGGCCGGAGGCCTGCCCTTCGTCGTCGGCGAATCCGCCAAATGTCAGGCCGCCACCTGCCAGCGCTTCAAGAAGATCAAGTGTGGCTGGATTTCCCTGACCGTCACAGACGCGGACCCCGTGATCGGCGAAGCCACCGTCGATCGCGCGCTCCATCAGATAAGAAAGAAGGCCGAGTTCGGTCGGGCCTTCGGCAATGATGGCAAAGCGCGACAGAAACGTCTCGGGATCGCGTTCCTGCTGCCTTGCGATTTTTTCGCGCGGCAGCCCGCCGATTTGACCGGTACCGTCGAGATACCAAAGACTGGCCTGATCGGCGGCGTTGATCGCCACGGCGCTGTGGGTCGTTACAAAACTCTGCGCGCCACGCTCCTGCTGGCTTCTAACGAGCTTGCGCTGGCGATACGGCTCAAGGCCGCGTTCGATCTCATCGATGACGGTGATGCTGCTCTCGGCTTCGCTCGCGGCGGCGATTTGCAGCGCCGTCATGCGCCGCGTTCCGGCGCCCCAACTAGCTAGGGGGAGCGAAACTCCTGGAGCACGATCGGCCATGAGGCCGATCAACGCCCCGATGGACAGGCCTTGGCTACTGGTCAATCCGAGATCAAGGCCGGTTGGCAGCGCTTCGGTCTTGAGGGTCTTGTCAAGCTCTTCAAGCGCCTTGCGGGCCTCGTCGCCAAGATTGGCAGCGAGATCGATGTCGGAGACGCGCTGCCCGATCCGCGCCCGCAGCCCCTTGTCGGCAAGAAGGCGATCGAGGGCCGAGCCATAGACGAGGCGCAAATCGCGGTCGTTGCGATCATCGCCGCCAAGACGAACGACGCCGATATTCCGGCGCACCGCAGCAGAGAGATGATCGGTGTCGTCGTTCGGCTGAACAATGTCCCAGGCGATTTCCAGCTCCGCGGTGCCGCGTACCTGCAGGCGATAAACCGGCTGCCCGGAAGCGCCTCGACCATCATCTGCCTCATCGCCGGTGGGCGGCAAAGCATCGCTGCCGTTCCATTCCCAAGGCCATGCAAATTTTCGCTGCTGGCCGATCTCGGAGGACGCAGGCAGCGCGACGACGGCCTGGATGACGAACTCGTCTTCAACCTTGCGCTGCCAATAGTCCGCCTCCGAAAGCACGAGACTGTTGGAAGGGCTGAGCAACAGCGCAATCGCATCGAGGATGGTGGTCTTTCCTGCATCGCCGCCGCCAAGCACGATGTTCATGCCGGAAGACGGATTCCAGTCGAGCGCCTGAATACCGCGAAACCGGTCAATCTTCAGTTTGAGGATCGTTGGGCTCTCGGTCATGCGCCATCCGTCCCGGCCGCCTCCGGCTCGTCTTCGGGCGCGCTCGTACCGAGCAGCGCGGCACAGAGTTTTCCGAGTTCCTTCATCTCGTCCGTTGCTGCCAGCGCTTCACGCATTTTTCGGCGCCGTACCGGCAGTGACCGGTTCGGATCACCCAGATAGGCATCGCCTGCCTTCGCCGCGGCGGCGATGGCCGCGAGCTGGCGCGCGAGCTCTGCAATGCGCTGGTGATCTTCATTCGCCGAATCGAAGGCCGGCATGAGCCGGTAGGGCAGCGTGTGGATATGGCGCGGCCCGAAATCCCCTTCCGGATTGAACGGCAGGATCGCTTCGGTCAGCGCGCTGCTGTTGAGTACGCCGGTTCTGAACCACGCTTCGTCCTTGTCAGGCACAACCTGCCAGTACAAGGTCTGAGCTGCCCCCGGTTTCCCTGGACATCGCTTTGTCGGAAAGGAGATCGAGATGGACCAGCCGAGGGACCCCCAAATGAACGGGCAGGATGGAGTTGCTGTTGTTGATGCGCCTGTGG